GAAGGTGAACTAGTAGTTCCTGCTAATGTAGTTCGTTATCATGGTTTATCTAAGTATGAAAACATGCGTAAAACAGCATTAAAAGCTTTAGATGAGCTAGAAGACAACGGACAGATAAGACCTGTTGATGAAAATGGTACACCTGTAGTTAAAGATGTAAAAGAACAAACAGATGAAGTAATGGCTAGTAAAGGTGCTATTGTAGCTAGATATAATGAGGGTGGTTCTCCTACAATAGAAGAAGAACCTAAAACAAATTTTCCAATAAAAGATGAAAAAGTAATAGGTAGACCTGTTGATCCTGATTTAAAAAAAGATCTTAAACCTGTTGGTCCTAGAGTAACTACTAGAGAAGGACAAACAATAACACCTGACGATAGTGGTAATAAAGCAACACTTAGAACACCAGAAGGTAAAAACTACAGAGTAACTAATCCTAATACAAAGATAACAGCCACAGGTCCAAGAACTACAAATATTATAGGTGGTGATTATACAGGAGGTGCTAACTTACCTAGTTTTGGCGTAGATAAAGGAACAGGTGGAGGAGATAAAAAAGATTTAGGAGACAAAATAGTAGATGAGTTAACTCCTTACGTAAAAGCAGGATTAACCATAAGTGCATTAGATATATTATTTAATCAAGGAAAAATAACAGCCGATGCTTTAACTTGGGCTAAAGATAATATATTTAGTGGTCAGGTATTTAATCCTGAAAGGTGGACTTTATTTAAAGATGGCAAACTAAAAATAAGTTATGACAGTGTTACAAAAGGAGCACAAGCAGCAACAGGAGCATTAACAGAAACAGCAAAAAATATAGCAGCTGGTCAGTCTATTACATCTCAGATATCTATTGTTGATGGAAAATATATTTTTAATGGAGTTGAGTATACTTCAATGGATGAAGCTGTTCGTGCAGGTGAAACTTTAAAAGAAAGTTTAACAACTAGTGATGCTGTAACATCTGGTGCTGATGCTGTAACAGTAGGAGAGGGTGGTGTATGGAATTGGAAAACAGGTTTAGCTGCAGTAGGTGCAGGATTATCACTATACGATATTATAGAAAATGGACCTAGTGTTGGTAATGTTGCAGGACTAGGATACTCAACAGGTGTGTTAGCACAAGGTGGAGCATTTGGATCAGCAGCTGCTGCCTCAGCAACAGGAGCAACAATGTCAGCAGCAATAACTGCATTAGGTTATATAGCATTAGCTGCAGGCTTAGTACAAATGTTTAGTGGTCCTCCTTCTAATAAAGTAGGCGAAGCTGCATATAACTTTGATAACCCAGAATATAATCCAGACGATATTTTATCAGGTGGTTTTTGGACTAAAAAAAGAAGTGACGAAAACATAAATGGTGCTAGAGATATAGTAGCTACAGTAGGTTCTTATGTTTCAGCTATGGAACAATCATTAGACATAGATATAGGTGGAGAATTATTTATTGATGTAGGTAATAGAGAAGGTCTTAGATATGGTTATGTTGAAGGCTACGATGAACTAGGCATGTATAAATACCATAAAAAAGATCTTGATTACGATTTACTACATGGTCCAGGACAAGTAGGAAAAGGATTTACAGGAGAAAATTCAGTTACACAATTAATGGATCAAATTAATGATGATGTAAATGTTATTACTATGTTTGCATTAGCTGATAAAGCTGCAGGCGGAAAAGGGTATGCAACATTTGATAAGATTGGCGAGTATAGAAAAAAAATAAATACATTATCTACATACAAATCTGGTATGGCAGGATCAAACACTACAGCAGTACTAACAGATCAAGAAAGAAATCTTTTAGAAGGATTTCAAAAGAAAGAATTTGCTCAAGTTACAGGAGAAGAACTTGCAGCATTAATGCCTATCTATGACAAGATAGCACCAGTGCAACAACAGAATACTTATAGCTTTACAGGGCTAGGTAGTTAAGCACTGTTTAATGGCTACCTACTAACCCCTAGCAATAGGCAACTGAGTAGCCCCATAAAGGAGAAATAAATGTCAGAAGAAGTACAAGTAAAAAGAGATGAAGCCACAGGCGATACAATTATGAAAAAACCTGTAAGGTACAAAAGAGCAGAACCCACTATGCAAGAGTTAGCTGCTGAAGAAGAATTAAAAGCAAGAGAAGGTTCTACAGAAGAAACAACTGAAGAAGTTACAGAAGAACCTGCTAATGCTGAAGAAGCATCATTTAAGAAAAGATATGGTGATTTAAGAAGACATGCTCAAAAAGTTGCAGATGAAAAAGATGCAGAACTTGAGAAAGTTAAAAAACAGTTATCAGAAGCTACTAAGAAACAAATAAAGCTTCCTAAAACAGATGAAGAACTAGAAGCATGGTCTGCTGAATACCCAGATGTAGCAAGAATAATAGAAACTATTGCTATTAAAAAATCAAAAGAAATGAATGCATCTATTGAAGAACGCTTAGAATCTATTGCTGTAAAAGAACAAAAGTCAGCAAAACAAATAGCAGAAGCAGAGCTATTAAGATTACATCCTGACTTTGAAGACATTAGAAATGATGTTAAATTTCACGATTGGGCTGAAGAACAACCTGAATATATTCAAAAAGCTTTATACGATAACGAAACAGATGCTAAAGCTGCATCTCGTGCTATTGATTTATATAAAGCAGATATGGGTATTACAGGTAAGAAAAAAGCAAAGTCTACAGATGCTGCTAAAGCAGTAAAGACAAAAGGTGGTTCTACCCCTTCAGACAGTGCTAGTTCTTCAGATATCATAAAAGAGTCTGATGTTGCAAGAATGACATCACAAGAATATTCAGCAAATGAAGAAGCTATTGCTAATGCAATACGTTCTGGAAACTTTGAATATGATGTTAGTGGAGCAGCTAGACAGTAATAATAGGTTGACAAAACCTATTTTTTGTATATGTATGTAACATATACTACAACCGTAGTAGGCCGAAAGTGTCAAATGTATTTGACATTTATCCCACCCTACACTTACCAAACGAAATTCACTCAGGCTACCTGATGTTATGGCCTCTAGGCATAGACACCCATTTTCAGCATCAGCCCTTACGAAGTGAGGTTATCGTTTGTTGGCCTCTAATATAAAAAGGAGAAAACAGATGGCTTTTAAAGTAGCGTCAGGTTATACAAACCTACCTAATGGTAATTTCTCTCCAGTTATTTACAGTCAAAAGGTTCAACAAGCTTTTCGTAAGAGTTCCGTTGCTGAATCAATTACTAACAATGACTACTTTGGAGAAATTGCAAACTTTGGTGATACAGTTCGTATCATTAAAGAGCCAGAAATAACAGTTAGAACATATTCTCGTGGTACTACAGTCACACCACAAGACTTAGACGATGAGGATTTTACTCTAGTTGTTGATCAGGCAAACTACTTTGCTTTTAAAATGGATGATATTGAGGAAGCTCACTCTCATATTAATTTTGAAAGCATGGCATCAGATAGAGCAGGCTATAGACTTCGTGATCAATACGATCAAGAAGTTCTTGGTTACCTATCTGGTTTTAAACAATCAGCTTTAAGTACAGTAGCAGATACCGCTAATGATGTAGTATCAGGCTCTAAAGCTGTAAGCACAGCAGGAAGTAATGAATTATTATCTTCAATGACTTTGAAAAAAGGTGATTTTGGTAACATTACAACTTCTTCAGCAGGCGATCATTCTATCCCTCTAGCAGTAAGAATGCCTGGAGCAACAGCAGCAGCGACAGCTACTGCAACACCGCTTCAAGTAGTAGCTAGAATGGCTAGATTATTGAATCAACAACAAGTTGATACAGCAGGTCGTTGGCTAGTAGTTGATCCTGTATTCATGGAACTATTATCAGATGAAGATTCTAGACTATTAAACAATGACACCGCAGATAAAGGTGGACTTGTAAATGGTATTTCAATCGGTAATCTACATGGTTTCGATGTATATGTTTCTAGTAACTTACCTTCAGTTGGAACTGGTTCAGCAACCTCTGGTGATGCTAACCAAAATTCTAACTTTGGTGTTATTGTTGCAGGACATAGTTCAGCAGTAGCAACTGCTTCTCAGATCAATAAAGTTGAATCTTACCGTGATCCTGAATCATTCGCTGACATAGTCAGAGGAATGCAGATGTACGGAAGAAAAATTCTAAGACCTGAAGGCATTGTGACAGCTAAATATAACGCAGCGTAAGGGAGATAAAACATGGCAACTTTTGATTTGACAGCTAAATCCACTACAGGCGTTAGTTCTGACTCAACAGCAACTCTACCAGGTAATCGTAGAGGAGCATATGTAATTGAAAAAGAATTAGACATTGCTAAATTAGTATCAGAAGGTACATTTACTAATGGTACAAATGGCGATATTTTTCAATTACTAGAAGTTCCTGCTAATACTATTGTTATTGCAGCAGGTGCTGAATGTACTACAGCTTTTACAGGTGCTTCTGTAACTGTAGACGTTGACTTTGCAGCAGGTGATGACATTGTTGATGGCGGAGACGTTTCATCTACTGGTTATCTTGCAGCAGGTACTAATGGTCAAGCAAACATCGTTAATACAGGTGCAGCCAATACTTATACAGCTTTAATATCTACAGCAGATACTATTGATGTAAAACTTATTGTTGGCGATACTAATTGTGTTAGTGGAGTACTTAGAGTTTATGCAGTCCTAGCTGACATTTCTTCTCAACAAACAGGAAGAACTGTAGCAGATAGAGATCTATTAGCATAAATATTTTTCTAGGAGTAGGAGGGATAGGTATTTCCTGTCCTTCCTACTATTTATTATATGGCATATACATATTTAGACATAACAAACGAAGCGTTAAAAAGAATTAATGAAGTACAATTAACTAGTTCTACTTTTTCTTCTGCTGTAGGAATACAAGGATTAGCTAAAGACGCAGTTAATAATTCTCAAAGAGATATATTTATGTCTGAACAAGAATGGCCTTTTGCTTATGCAGAAACAAGCCAAACATTAACAGCAGGAACAAAAGAATACGCATTAACTTCTGGCTTTTTAAAAATAGATATTGATACAGTTTTAATAGACAGAAATGACACACTTAATGTAGAAGAAACACATTTAATACCTTTATCTTATCAAGAGTATGTAGATAGGTATAAAGAAAGAGATGAACAGAGAGATTCAGGAGATTTTGAAATTCCAAGATTTGTTTATTTAACTCCTGACTATAGATTAGGCGTAAGTCCTACACCAGATAAAGCATACGTAGTTAAATATACTTATTTTAAAACAGCTACAGAATTAAGTGGAGTAACTGATGTTCCAGAAGTTTCTTCACAATTTAGAAATACACTTATAGATGGTACTATGTATCATTTATATATGATGAGAGATAACGCAGAATTAGCAGCATTATCTAAAAGAAACTTTGATGAGGGTATAGAAAAAATG